GTCGATTCCTCGGATTTCACTAGTTATATTTCTGGAGGAACAATATCCCTTCAAGTAGGAGTTATTGTACCAGGTAGTATCAATATCACTGATAGCGCTCTTACTGTCTGGACTGATCCTTCAGCTAATGGCGTATTAGTTGGAAATCCCTCTGGATCTGGTACTATTGATTATGTCACTGGAGTAATGACCGTACCTGTTCCAAATAATTCAGGAACATTTTCATATTATCCTCTTCTTCCTGTCATGGGAATTGAATCTAAAGATAAAGATCAATTTGGAATTGATGATACGATTTTTTTTGATACATCGTTTGCATATAATTTTGAATCGGGTTTATTTTCTAGAAATGGAACAGCAACTTGGACAGGAAATCAAACTCAATTTTTTTGGTCGACTAATTATCAGGGGGTTGATCCATCTGAAAGACTTTTTTTTGTGACTAACAATAATATTTCTACTGCTGCAACACCTTATGATCCAATATATTATTTTGATAGTTCATGGCATAAATTTACTCCTGTTCTGACAACAATTACAACTCAAACAACATTATGGCAAGCTTTAATTTTAATTCCATATTATGGCAGATTATTGGCTTTAAATACCTGGGAAGGAGCAACAGCCGATACTTATGGAGGATCAGCTAAAAACTTTTTTGCGCGTTGTCGTTTTAGCCAGATAGGAAGTCCAATTGCGCCCAATGCGTGGTATTCTGATCAATTTGGTTTAGGAGGGTTTTTAGATGCACCAACTCAAGAGGCTATTGTTTCAGTTGGATTTTACCGTAACACACTTATTGTTTTCTTTGAATATTCCACCTGGCAATTACGCTATATTGGTGAATATGGCCTACCCTTTATTTTTGAACGTATTAGCTCTGACTTCGGGAGTGTAAGCACCTTCAGCTCTATTATCTTTGATCAAGGTGTTTTTAATGTGAGCGATAGGGGTATAATGCAAGCGGGAGCAGGAGGGATAAAACGTCTTGATGATCAAATCCCTGAAACTATCTTTGGCTTTCAGATTCAAAATAATGCGCCTAATTATGTTCATGGAGTACGTGACTTTGAGAAGGAGCTTGTTTATTGGAACTATATCGATACTCCCTCTTTAGGATTGTATCAGACATTTCCAAATACGGTATTATTATATAACTATAAAAATAATACATGGGCACAATTTAGAGATACCATTACATGTTTTGGATTGAGTCAGTTTGTAAGTTCAATTACATGGGATAGTTTAACAACATCTTGGGATGGAAATGCTTCTTGGGATAATGTCGACGATCAAAACTATACCACTTATGTGACCATGGGAAATCAGCAAGGCTTTATATCTGTCTATGAAAATCCTGATGCTAATCCTTTCGTTTCATCACCAACAAATTATGCCCCTTCTCTTTATATCACAAATATCAACACAACGGTTTCACCAACACTATTTTCAAGTCCTAACCATAATTTAAACGATTATGAAATTATTTATTTAACAGGATTGCTTTGGACTCCAATTGATCCAGGATATAGCAATATGATTTATAATGTTATTGTAGTGGATCAAAATACATTTTACATCCAAAAATGGAATGGAGTTAGCTATTCCTCTGTGACTATTACAACAGATTCAACATATATAGGTAATGGTTATATAACACTTTTCCCTAAGATGAATATAGTCGGAAAGGATTTTAACCCATTCCAGGAAAAAGGATTAGGTTTCAAAATATCCTACATAGATTTCTTGATGAGCCAAAATGTGTTTAGCCCATCTATTCCAGCTACTTCAGTTCAACTTTTTGTAAACGCCAGTCTTGCTCAACAAGCTAATATGTTGTTTTATAATGCTGATAATTATCATTACCTGAGTAATCAGGAAGTTGTAAATTCTACATTAGTTTGTGGGTATATTTCTTTTGCCGATATAACTAATCCTTGTATTATAACGAGTCCTGGACATTCATTGACTACGGGAGCATTGATTTACATTGCTAATGTAGTTGGAATGACTGAGATAAATTCCCCACCAAATTTTAATATTACCGTGATAAATGCGAATCAATTTAGCTTAAATGGTGTTGACGCAACTTTATATACACCTTATATTTCAGGGGGCATATGGAATGCAGGCCCCATCGAGGGAGAAAATTACACGACTGGCTCAGATTATGCATGGTATCGTTTTTATGCTACACAATTTGGACAGTTCTTGCGTATAGGGCTAACCTATGATGATTTCCTTATGAATCAGCTTTCTACGCATCAAACACCTTTTGAATTGCATGCGATGAATCTGTGGATGAGATCTGGCGGCAGACTGGTAAATTAGTTGTATCTTAATATTAGGCATTTATGACAATTTCATCAAACCCATCACTTAACACTAATCAACTTCCGATATCTTTTGATATAGGCCCCGAGGAAAGGGATTTTCAGGATCATTTACTTCTCTATATCCGTCGTATCGCTAATGCAGTCAACACCAAAGAAAATGGCCTTTATTTAATCCAGGAGACAGCCAACTTTGAGCAATGGTTTATGTACCATACAGGAACAACAACGGCTAATCCGCAGCGCACAAGAAGCGCTTTCCGCCTAACATTTGATCTAGTAGCTTTGAATGGAGGGCCAATACCTAATGGAACCGCAACAAATCTAACTCTCACTTCCACAACTCAACCACCTTTGATCGATGGATATTTATATCCCGTGCACGGATTTGGTGGCGCAATAGATTCAGCTGGTATATCATATTTTTTAAATGACCCATCAGTTTACGTGCGCTATGTTGCAAGTACAAATACAATAGTAATTGAAAATGATACAGGTACAGCATTAACATGGGCAGTGTGGTCAATGAATTATTTGAAAAATTAGGTGATATATGAATCCTGCAATAATTGCTGCACTAATTAGTTTAGTCGGTAGTGGAATTAATGCTTATTCCAATAGTGGAAAAAGTGGAAATGATCAAGGAGGAGGAAAAGGAGAACTAAATGATTTTCTTTATGGTGGACCTGATAACTTGACTAAATTTAAGACTGGCACTCCTCAAATGGAACAATTGCAAAATTTTCTTAATCAATATTCTCAACAACAATTAGGTGGTGGTCAACAAGGAAATCAGATGGCGCAACAATACCATCAAGGTATGTTAGGACCGGAAGCCTTTGAAAAGTTTTCTCAACCTTATTTACAACAATTCAACGAACAAGTTGTACCAGGCATAGCAGAGAGATTTGCAGGGATGGGAGCTTTATCTTCAAGTGGCTTTGGCCAATCGCTTGGAGGGGCTGCAAGTGGCCTACAATCGAATCTAGCGCAATTGTTTTCACAGTTGCAAGGTCAGTCTGCTAATTCTTTGTTTAATCAATATAATGCACAGCAGGGTCAAGGGTTGAATGCGGCTCAACAAACTTTAGGATGGAGTCCTTTTGGGTATCAACAGAATGAAGGTAATCAAGGAGGAATATGGTCTTTCTTATCCTCATTGGGACCAGAAATTTTAAAATCTTTACCAGGTATTATACAATCATATAAAGGAGATGGAAAATAATATGGTTCAAATAATTCAATCGCATGATCCTAGGAAGAGACTAGCTGATATGTTTGGGATGGAACTTGGGAAAGGTTTATCTCAAGGCATAAACACTTATTTGGCTAATAAATCATTGGATAATGTTTTGAATGATCCTTCTCTTAAAGATGCTTCATCATCTGAAAGAATGAGTGCTATTCAACGGGCTCTTGCTCCTCATGCAGAATATGGTGAGAATATCATAAAACAAAGGATGCAGATTGAGCAGCAGGCTATGCAAGAAAATCAGATGAAAGCTGCACAAGTGAAAGAGAAGAAAAAAGGACAAGGTATAGCTAAACTTCAAAAAGGTGAACAACTAACGCCTGACGAATGGAGTGTATATACACCTCAAGAGACAGCTGCTTTGCAAAGAGCTTTTAATCCAAAACCTCCTACTCAACCTATTTCAACTCAACCAATCAGGCCAGAGCAATTATCCGCTATTGATAAAGCCCATTCTCAACCAGGCTATGAAGATATGAATGAATCTCAAAAATATAATACACTTATTCATAATGGGGTAAGTCCAGAAAATGCAGATAGAGAAGCGTCTTTATTTAATAAACAAGCTGAAAGAGAGCAAAAAGGAATAGAAACAGCATATAAATCTCAAGAAAATTACATTAATGATACGACAAAATCATATAGATCTTTTGAAACTGAAACAAAGCCAAAATTACTTCAACTCCAACAAGTTAATTCGGATGAAGATTTGATCGGTCCTGGAACTGCACAAATTATGAATGAGTTGGGTTTACCTTTAGGTTTACTAGAGAATCCTTCAAATGAATTATATGAAAAAGTAAGTCAAGATTTAATGAAAGGTATCCCTGAAGTTTATGGTAATAGAATTATGAAGATTGAAGTTGATAACTTTCTAAAGACAATCCCAAGATTGATGAATAGTGCTAATGGTAGAAGAATGGTCGCAACCAATATGCTTAAATTGGGTGAAATGCGTGAGATAATGTATAATGAAATGCGTAGACAACAAAAAGATTCCATTGATAATAATAAACCTTTGCCTAGAGATTTTGAGCAAAGAATTTTTGATCAAGTTAAGCCTCAAATAGATAAATTTAATGATGAATTTGTAAAACTTTCTCAAATAACAGATATACCTAAAGGAGAAGTTCCATTTTTTGATCCAGAAGGACAAATAAAATTTATACCAAAAAATCAAATCGAATGGGCTTCTAAACATGGTGGTAAAAGAATATGGTAAGTCCATCTTGGGAATCTTTTAAAGGACCCAATCAAAAAACTTCACAATCTAATCCACAAATAGATTCTAAAGTTGAAGAAGAAGTTAAAGAAGATCAAAATCTTTCATGGGATAAATTTAAGACACCTCAAACATATCAAGGACCGATTGACCCAACTTCCGAAGAAAATGGTTTAGGGTATATGGTTCGACATCTAGTTACAGGAGCATCTCGTTTAGGAGAACAATATTTGGGAAGATATGGAAATGCTGAAAAATTTGGAAAAGATATCATAAAAAATATTCCTGCTTCAGCCGGATTTTTAGGTTATGCAATTAGTGAATTGATAGGACGTGAAAACTGGGAAAAGCTTGTATATAGCGATCAACAGATATTTCCCACTTCTGAACAACTAAA